GTAGGTTCCGCACATGCCGGGGTGTTAGCCTGCTGCCGGGCACACCTGCGCGGTCGCGTAGTGCGTGCCGACATGGAGGATGCGTGGCGGTCGTCACGGCTCCCGGCCGGCTGAGGCCGGGTGATGCTGTCCGGATTCGCGCGGCCGGGCAGCTGGCCAGGCTGCGTTCCGCGGCCGGGCGGGCCTTGCGTCCGGCGAGGCCGGTGCTGAGGAACCTGGCGTCTATCCCGCTGACGGTGGCCGGGTTCGGGTGCCTGGATGCTGCCGCGCTGGCCTGGAATGTGCTTGTGGGCCTGGCGGGCGCCGGTGTTCTCCTGATTGTCCTTGAGCACCTGATCGCGGACGAGGCCTGACGTGAAGTCCGGGCTGCGGCTGGCCACGAAGGGGCGCGGCCAGGGGCCGCCGGTGCCGGTCGGTGATGCCGGGATGTGGCGGCTGCCGGGGACCGGGGCGTCGGCCGGCAGCCAGATGGAGTCTTACCTGCGGGCCTACGGGCAGCAGGGCACCGTGTTCTCGAACGTGTCGCTGCTCGCGTCGGCGTCGGCCGGGCCGGCGTGGAAGCTGTTCCGCACCGCCCAGGACGGCCGGGTCCGCTACGCCACTTCCGAGCAGGGCTCTGACCAGCGGGTTGAGGTAGTTAAGCATGCGGCGCTGGCGCTGCTGAACCGGCCGAACCCGTTCTGGTCGCAGTTCCGGCTGCTGGAGATCTGCCAGCTGTGGGAGGAGCTGACCGGCGAGTGGTACTGGGTGGTGCAGCGCGACCCGCGCAGCACCGTCCCGACCGGGCTGTGGCCGGTCCGCCCGGACCGGATGGAGCCGGTACCGGACCCGGACACCTACCTGAAGGGGTGGGTGTACACGGCGCCGGACGGGCGGGAGCGGATCCCGCTGCTGCCGTCGGATGTGGTGTTCGAGTGCCTGCCGAACCCGCTGGACCTGTACCGCGGGATGGGACCGGCGCAGGCGGTGCTGTCGGAGATCGACGGCGCCCGGTACGCCAGCGAGTACAACCGGAATTACTTCGTGAACTCGGCCCGCCCCGACGGGGTCATCCAGGTCGATCACCGGATGACTGACGACGAGTGGGACGAGTTCACCTCCCGGTGGCGCGAGTCGCACCGCGGCGTGGCCCGCTCGCACCGGGTGGCCGTGCTGGAGCAGGGCGCGACGTGGCAGCAGACGGGCACGAACCCGAAGGACATGGACTTCGCGAACCTGCTGTCCTCGGGCGGCGACCGGATCCGCGAGGCCTGGGGCATGCACAAGGTGATGACCGGCATCACCGACGACGTGAACCGGGCGAACGCGCAGACCGGCGAGGAGATCTTCGCGTCGTGGAAGATCGAGCCGCGGCTGAAGCGGCGCCGCGACACCCTGAACTACCAGTACCTGCCGCTGTTCGGCGACACGGCCAAGGGCGTCGAGTTCGACTACGTGCTGCCGATGCCGCGGAACCGGGAGCAGGACAACCTTGAGCTGACGACGAAGGCGAACGCGGTGTCGGTGCTGGTGAACGCCGGGTACGACCAGTCGGCTGTCCTGGAGGTCGTGGGCCTGCCGGACATGGGCGTGGTGGAGCGGCCGACGCAGATGCCCGCGGTGCCGCCCGGCTGGGTTCCGGCGCCGCCCGCGGCCCCGGCTGCTGACAGTGCAGATTCCGGGCCGGCGGACATGCAGGCGCTGCTGCGCCGCAGCATGGCGCTTCTCAACAGGGCAGGTGCAAGGTGAGCAACGTCTACCCGCTGAAGTGCCGGATCCGCGCCGAGGCCGCGGCGACCAGGGTCGACGTCTACGACGACATCGGCGGTGATTCCTGGTTCGGCGGCGGCATCTCGGCGGCCGACTTCGCAAGCCAGCTGACGGGCCTCAAGGGCACGCTTGAGGTGCACATCAACTCGGCTGGCGGCGACGTGTTCGACGGCCTGGCCATCAGCAACGCGATCCGCGCGCACAAGGGGCGGGTCACCACGATGGTTGACGGCCTGGCCGCCAGCATCGCCTCCGTCATTGCCCAGGCCGGGCAGGACCGGGTGGTGCAGCCGGGCGGGATGCTGATGATCCACGACGCCTTTGGCGCGTGTGCCGGTAACGCCGGGGAGATGACGGCGATGGCCGCCACGCTCGGCAAGGTCTCCGACAACATCGCGTCGGTGTATGCGGGCCGGTCCGGGCGGACGCAGGATTTCTGGCGGTCCCAGATGCGGGACGAGACCTGGTACACCGCTGAGGAGGCGGTCGCGGCGGGCCTGGCTGACAGGGTCGGTGACGGTGACGCCGCGCTGCCTGCCGGCCTGGACCTGGCTGCGCTCGGGTCGGTGCCGGGCCGGATCGCGGCGCGGCTGCGGTCGCTGCCGCAGGCCGCCGCCAGCGACGCCGACGACGCTCCGGTGTGCCCTGACTGCAACGGCAAGAAGACCGTCAAGCACCCGTCGACCGGCAAGTTCACCAAGTGCGCCACCTGCGGTGGCAGCGGGGTGGCGCCCGATCCGGACGCCGGCAGCGACGCGGACGCCGGTGACAGCGCCGCCGGCAAGGACGACGGCAAGGACGACGACGACAAGGACCTGCCGTTTCCCGGTGCCGCGCCGCCGTTCAAGAAGGGCAACCGCGCGCCCCGCCGCATCCTCGGCATCGAGTCGATGCCGATCCTGGACAAGGCCATCGCGGTGCACCACACGCCGACGGTCGACACGCCGTGGGACGGCCCGGCTGCGGTCGCGGCGATGCCCGCCGAGTACGCCGACCTGCACTACTGCCACGCCTGGCAGACCGCTGAGGCCGACGCGTCCTCGCATACGCCGGGTGACGGCGACGTCGATGACCTGAAGTCGAGCTTCAAGTTCCCGCATCACGCGAAGGACGGCGGCCCGGCGAACCTGGGCGCCTGCCGGAATGGCCTGGCCCGGATGTCCGGCGCGGATATTCCGCCGGCTGACGACGCCGGGGTGCAGGCGCACCTGAACGCGCACCTGTCCGACGGCGGTTCCGGCGGCAGCGCGGATCACGCCCATCACGATCTGTCCGGGATCAGCCCGGAGCAGCTCCGAGCGGCTCTGAAAGGGGCAGGCGAATGACAGGGATAGCGATCCCGGAGACCGCTGAGGAGCTTGAGGAGCTGCTCAACGACGACAAGCGGGTCGGCGAGGTCATGGCCTCGGGCCAGCTGGCCGAGTTCAACCGGAAGTACATGGAGAAGGCGCTGGCAAACAAGGGCGCTGCACTGGTCCCGCAGATGCGGGAGGAGCTGCAGCTCGGCATGCAGGGTTTCCTGCAGGACGCCGCGCAGCAGGGTTTCCGGCCGTCCGGCGGGTTCCGGCCCGGCGCGACCGGGGCGAGGCTGACTGGCCGGGATGCCCGGATGAACCGGGCGATGGCCCGGTCCCGGCGGCGGGACCCGGTCGCGCAGGTGGAGCGGCAGGCCCTGTTCAACCCGCGGGCGATGGGCGCGGTCGTGGACGACGAGTCGTACGCGAACAGCTTCGGCGAGTTCCTCTACGCGACGCACAAGGCGGAGAAGGCGGCGGAGAAGCGCGGCGACACTGAGGAGGCCACGCGGATCCAGGACTTCAAGCAGAAGCTGTCCAACGCGCTCAGCGAGCGGATCCCCGCTGAGGGCGGGTTCCTCGTCCCGGAGAACCTGCGGTCGGAGATCCTGATGGTGGCGCTGGAGACCGCGATCATGCGGCCCCGGGCGCAGGTCATCCCGATGGACTCGCTGCGGGTGCCGATGCCGTCGATCGACGACACATCCCATGCCAGCAACGTGTACGGCGGGGTGCAGGCGTTCTGGACGGAGGAAGGCGCGTCGCTGTCGGCGTCGGCGCCGACCTTCGGCCGGGTGGTCCTGGAGGCCAAGAAGCTGACGGCCTACACCAGCATCCCGAACGAGCTGCTGCAGGACACGGTCACGCCGCTGGACGCCTGGTTCAACAAGTTCTTCCCGAAGGCGATCGCCTGGTTCGAGGATGTGGCGTTCATCTCCGGCACCGGGGTAGGCGAGCCGCAGGGCTTCCTGAACGCCCCCGCCGCGGTCAAGGTCACCGCGGCGACCACGGACTACATCAAGTGGCTCGACATCGCGTCCGCCTACTCGCGGATGTGGCCCGCGTCGCTGAACAACGCGGTCTGGCTCTGCTCCCCGGACGTCCTGCTGCAGCTGCTGCAGCTGGCCATGTCGGCGACGGACGGCGGGACCACGGTTGCGCCGCCGCTGTGGCTGGAAGGCATGCAGGCCACTGACGCGCCGGGTGGCGGCAGCAGCGACGGCATCAACTACCGGCTGATGGGCCGGCCGCTGATCGTGTCGGAGAAGCTGCCGTCCTCGGGCAGCGGCAACACGACTGTGCCGGGCGCGCTGACGTTCATTGACCCGGAGTATTACCTGCTCGGCGACCGGCAGACCATGCAGGTCGCCTCCAGCGACGAGTACCTGTTCGGCCAGGACATGATCGCCTACCGCATCATCGAGCGCCTTGACGGCCGGTTCTGGATGCAGTCGGCGATCACCCCGGAGAACGGCAGCACGAACACGCTGTCGCCCCTCG